TGTGCTAGAGCGGCCATGATTTCTGCTTCAACGTCAATACCATGCTGGCTTTGTGCGTCTTGAGCAGCTTCGAATGTCCAACGTGCTTGTAACTTACGGCTCTTAGCTTCAACAGCCTGACGTAAGATTTGTACGCTGATCTGCTTACCACCGTTACCTTCTAATGCTGCTGTATCATTAGCAGTATAAGAATTTGTAGTATCGGTTGCATAAGGTGTGCGAGAATAAGCCTGAGCAATCTTGAATGGGCTTAATGCTTCTTCACCTGCTGTTACGCTTGTCTGCGCTGCACTGTTGTCTGTTAATGACTGAGCATAACGAACACGTAGTGTATGGATCTGACCAACTGGGCCAGTCATTGGCTGAACACCAACCAACTCGTTAGCGATAACTGTTGGCATAACACGACGAATAACTGGAAGAATCACACGGTTTAGTGTAGCGATGTTACCAGCTGTTGTTGTACCTGCAGAACTTTCAGCAAGTAACTGTTTCTTTGTGTTTTCTAATAAAACACTCATTGTTGAGCGACGAGTGCCTTTTAAGCCTTCTAGTAGGGCTTCCTTAGTCTCGTCCCAACGGCTTTCTAATAGAACTTTTGACATTTTATGTTTCTCCTATATTATGTCTTTTATTTTTATAGCCCTGCTAAACGCTTGAGGTCAATAACATTATTACTATCGTTATCGTCTATCTCAACTTCTTGTTTGGCAGTTTGTTTATCCCCAGTTACTTCTATACTTTCTTTGATAATAGCCTTTTGTGTTGGCTTTTTCTCAGTTCCAGTATTAAGTACCGCTGGAAGATACTTATCGAAAGCGGCTTTCAAACGTGGTGTTTGAACGCTTTCTAGTAAGTTACGCATTACACCTGCTTTTTCCTCATTTAGAGTTCCAAGCAATTCGGTCATTGTCTTCTCACGTAGATTAGACTCTTTAATAATACGTACTTCACGTTCTTTACTTTCAACTAACTTTGTAGTTTCGTTGATTTTCTCTTGTGATTCTGCTAATTGTTGTTCAACATTAGCTAGTTGAGCCATAAGTTCACGTGTTTCAGCTTTACTATTTAAATGTGTAACACTGAATTCACTTGCAAAACTTTCAAAGATACGACGACCAAAGTTGTTTTCTTTTGCAACTTTGATATCTTCTTTGAGTTGACCCAATTCACCCTTAAGTTGACTGGTGATTGCAGCGTTCATTCTCTTAGCACTTTCAGTCACAAAACGTGACTTCAATGCTTCAAGTTGTTTACGACCTTCAGCAACTAACTTAACCTTTGCTTCAACTACTGCCTGTTTGTCTTGTGCAAATTCTTTAATTTCACGCGCTAGTGCATGAACAATGAATTGCTCAAGTTTTTGTTGGCTTTCTTTTTGAATTTTACGGTCATTACGTAATTCTTGAATTTCTTCAGCTAATTTTGTAACCATAAACTCGTTGAATTTTTGTGCATTTTCACGTAGTTTAATTTGTGACTGCACACGGTCTTCGTTCATTGCTTGCTTTTCAGCCTGAAATTCTTCAATCTCAGATTGTAGGCTTTCTGTAACCATTTTGTCAAGGGCTTCAACCATCACAAGTCTGTCGTGTTCATAACGCTGTGCGAATTCTTCACGTAATTCTGCACGGACTTGTTCGCGGGCTTCATTTAACTTAGATTCCCATGCTTCATTTAACTGAGCACCGACATCTTCATTGATTAACCCACTGTCAAGTAATGGCTTGATAGCATCAAACATGCTGTTTCCCCTTTATTTGATTTTGAGGTCCTTGATGAGGCGCATTACTTCCTCTTTCAAGTACTTTTCCACTTTTTTGTCGCCTCTAGCTTCTTTAGCAATATCCAACAATTTATGACCATGACGCATATTCATCATACCTTCATAAATCGCTTTTGGATAAGCATTTGGAGCACTAGGTTGTGCAACAATATCTACAGTGACTATTTCGAAATCACTGACTTTTCCGTCCAAGTCATTCACGTTGCCGCTACCACGACTTGAAACACCTAGTTTCACACCACTCTGTAGCATAGTTTTAACTAACTCGCCCATTGGAGTAGGTAAAATCTTAAGTTTACCGAAACCATTTGCACCGTCCATCCACATACTTGTTATCATATGTGATACACGATCCAAGTTAATCTTGAGGTCATCAGGGTGATCAACTTCACCTAATACTGAATAACCGTTTGTTATTTGTTCATTGAGAGTATTAACAGCAGACTCAATTTCAGAAACAGGGTAAATGCGCTCATTAGCGTTCTTTACCCCACCCTGAATGAAAATCCCTTTCATATATAGGGATTTTCCGTTGCCTTCATCTGCACTTTCGACCACCATTTGGGCACGGTCGAAAGTCAGATTTTCTTTGAGATACAAAGCCATTTATCTCAGATTCCTTACTTAACAATCTTCTTTACGATTTTTTTGCTCTCGCCTAGTGGGCTCTTTGTGTTAGAACCATTGTCACCCTTCTTAGGAGTTGGAGCCTTTTCTAAGTCTTGACCAGCTTGTGCTGGAGCATTTTTCCACTTAGTAGCGTCTTTTACTTGTGTTTCACCCTTAGAGTAAGCATTGCTTGGGCCTTTTGGACCTGTTGGAACTGTTTCAGCAGCACCACTAAACTTAACAGGATTTACACCAGCTGTTTTAATTTTTGGCTCATGAAGTGCAATTGACTTAGCATTAGAACCATTGTCGCCATGTGTTACAGAAACTTTCTTTAATGTGATAGCTTCCATTACTTCATCTTCATCCATGTCTTCGGCTTCTTCTAAATCATCTTCGGCTTCCATCATTTCTTCACCGGCTTCTTCTTCCTCTTCGCCAGCTTCTTCTTCGTCAGCGCCCATATCCATTTCTTCTTCGCCGGCTTCTTCGCCTTCTTTGCCCATGATTTCTTCAAACTCAGCCATTAATTGGTCAAGTTTATCTTCGATATCTACTAGACGATCTTCGATTTCTTCTTCTTCGTCGCCCATATCTTCTGTGTCATCAGCATCAATGTCGATAACTTCATCTTCATCGTCATCACCCATTGCTAATTCATCTTCATCTTCGGTCATGCCTTCTTCTTCTGCACTGATTTCGTCAAGTAAATCACCTACTTGACCATGCATACCGCCCTCATCCATGCCCTCTTCATCCATCATTGATTCATAAATCTCACGGGATTTTTCTACAACGATATCATGGAAAAGCGCACGTGCTTGTTCTTCGTTCTCATTGATAATTAGGTCAATGAGTTGTTCAAATTTTTTGTTGTCCATTATTTGTTCTCCTGATTGAAATGGCTTTGTAGAATTATTTAATCTATATTACAAAAAAACGCTCAAAATGTGCGTTTTTTTTGCGTTTTTTGCCAGGAGAGTACTATTATATTGTGTAAATGATTATAAAGTTGGTTGCTCGGCAGCAGGTTGAGCACCGTATTGTTCACGAACTTTTTTAAGATATTTGGCTTTTTCAAAGTTACGAACATCATTCATTCTACGTAACTTACGGATTTGTCGTAATGTTAATTTTGTTTTGCGACTTTCACGCCATTCTGGTTTACTGTTATCAGATTCTTCATCTTGATAACCAGGTATAGCAGGATCAAACATTTCAAAAAGTTTCATGTTCTTATTTATCTTATATTTGACCGGGTGCGGCACTTGGTGCCGTTGGTGCTGCCCCAGGTAAATCTGCTGCTACGGCACCAGCTGGTTCCATACCTTGATCCGGAGTTTCAGGTGCATTCATTTCTTCACCCGCCTGAGCATCACTTTCTAAATCACCTGCACTTATACCAATACTACGTAAATCATTACCAGAAGGTTCAACATCTTGATCTTTACCGTGTTCTTCACGCCATAACTTTTCATTTTTACTAATTTCTTCTTCGGTTAATCCTAAGAATCTTTCAAGAGCAAATCGTTTACTAATATATGGATATTGTTCAATACTAGTAAATGTACTGACTCGGGCTGTGTCTAATTCACTTTGGCGATATGCGGCAAAGTTTTGTGGAGCATTAAAATTAATTTGAAATAATCCACTATCAATATTAAATCCTCTCCAACGCAAGAATAACTTAAATTCTTCATCAAGTTTTTGACTTATATATTTCTGTAATCTTTCACAATATTGATTAAATCGGAACTCTTGAATCATAGCAGTTCCAACACGCCCATCACTTAACGGCGTGGTATTATCGTCTGGTCCGGTGGGCAAATAACTACTTGGGACACGAAGTCCACGAGCCAATCTGTTATTAAAATAACGTAAGTCATCTATTTCACCTAAGTTTTGCCCACCGGGTAAAACTTCAACACTACTTCCTCGTCCATCTGCTGTAACTGGGAAGAAATAATCTTCATTCATACTTAATGGGTTATATGTTGCATCTAATACGCTTTGGCCACCATATGTACTTGGAATTCTACGCTGATGTATTTCGTTTTTAATACGCTCAACAAATGCCATTGCTAAGTGACTTGGCATATTACCAACGTCAATCTTAAACATTCTACGCTCTGGCGCGCGTTGAACACGATAAATCAATACAGCATCTTCAAGTAATTCTTTTTGTTTATAAACTTTGAAAATGTTTTCTAATATTGATTGTCCAAACGGCCAGAATCTATCTAAACCTTCCGTCAAACTTAAGTGTACGATGTGTTTTGCATCAATAGCACTTTCACTCTGACCTAATACAAATCGTGAACCTGATGTATTATAAGGCATACTTGGAACAGTATAACCACCACCTTGTGCTCCTCCACCTGTGCCACCTAAACCTGTTGCAGGGTTAGCAGCAAAATCAGTATTAGTTTTTTGTGCTACTGTTAAGTTTTGTAAATTAATATTAAGGTCTTTTAGTACATACTGTTCTGGCTTTTTACCTTCACTTTCGTTAACAATAACCTTAATAACTTTAACCATGTCTACCCAATATAGTTTAAAGTTTTCTGGATCGCGTACAAATACTTGATCACCATACTTTATAACATTACGGAATATTTTGAACGTTCTAGTATCAAACTCATTAAGTTTACACCATTGCTGAAGTTGCGTTTTAAGCAATTCTATTTCGTGTTGAGTTGGTTCGTCTTTGAATTCTATATCAAAGGGTGTTTTGTTATGTTCGTTTTTCTGTGTACTAAACTCACTTATAATATCCAAACATGCATTAATTTCTGCGTCAACGTCCATCATTTCATATTGATTATAACGTTCAATACGGTTTGGATGTCCAGTATAAACTTCTGGTAATCTGCTGCGATAATTTTTATAACCAAAATCGTTATTTGTCCAGCCGCCGTCTGTGGGTTGCGTCATACCCGCACCGCTATTCCAAGAACCACTATTGCTATTTCCACCTGCAATAGGACTAGATATACCCGATCTGTTTGTAAATTTTCGTTTTAATGGCATAAAATTATCTTTGTCACTTATTTAGTTTTAAACCCTAGAATACTTTAATAATTGTCCCTGAGTATTGTTGCTTTCACTCATTTTTTCAATCATAGTATCCAATTTATCAGCAATAACATCTAGCATTTCTAATGATAGTGTAACATCGTTACTTTGGGTAGTAGTTGAAGTTATATTTTGATTAGGTGTTTTAAAATCACTAGCAGGAGCTTTCATCAACTCACTAAGTATACTATTTGGGTCAAATGGTATAATTGCTTCTTCACCGTGTAATGTTGCAGGATACCCTTCTATAGGACCACTTGCTAATCCACCTTCTGCTGCACTAACTTTTGTATTTCTTAACAAGCTAACAACAGTTGGGGCTCTTCTTCCAACTTGTTTATACCATGCACTTCCCTCTAAATTACTAGCAGCACCTTCAATATCTCCTGATGATAGTTGTTTTTGAAACGTTGGCCACTTCTTATACCAACTAGGTCCCATATTAAATGTTAAATCAGTTAATGCACCTTGACCACCTGAACCTAATTTATTAAATCCAGGTATACTTTCTGCTGCTTGTCTATGATGCTTATAATCTTCATCAAATATGGCCATTACTTCATCCATACTAAATTCACGATTCCATGCATCAGGTAATGTTTTTCCATCACCAATCAAATGACCTACACCAACTGTCCATAGGCCTTTTGTATCTTTATATGGCTTTGTGCGGACTCCCTCATGTTGCATAATCATTTTTTTGATTTCTGCTTCACCTAAATCACCGCCACCCCCTTGTGATGGTTTAGCTTTGGGTGCTTGTGCTCCTGTAGCTGATGCTTCTTTAGAAATATCAGGACTATCCCCTTTTGTAGTCATTCCTCCCATACTAGGCATTGCAGGCGCGCCCATTCCTCCTCCTGCAGGTGGCCTACCTCCTACTTGTGGCGTACCCATACCACCTGCACCACCAGCTGCTACCCCACCTGGCATTGTGCGTTGTCTAGTTATCACAGGCATACTAGGCATTGCAGGTCGTCCTATTTGTGGCATACTTTTACCATAAGCAGTACCTGTTCCTCCTGCTCCAGATGCAGCATCTTCTTGTTTTTCTATTTCTTCTTTCTGATTGTCTATAAGTTGTTTTAAATTCTCATTTACACTAGCAAATGAAGTTTTCGTAACATTTAAAGTTTTATTCAAACTTTCCAATGTATTACCAAACTTGTCTAATGCATCAATACCTAGTATATCAGATGATTCGGATCTATCTACTCGTCTTGCAGTAGGTGGTGTTTGCCTAGATGTTGCAGTAGCTGTTGTAGTCTGCGGCGCTGTTTGAGGTGATCCAGCCTGAGGTGCTGCTTGAGGTGCTTGTTGGGCAACTACAGTACCTGGACTTCTAGTCTGCTCTAATTTTTTACTTGCATCAGCATATGCTTTGGATGTAGTATCTGGGGTTCCTGCAGGTTTAGCAGTTGGAGTATTTGGTTCTGCTTTTGTTGCCGCAGTTTTAGATCCAGTTTCTGCTGCCTTGGCTTCGGGAGGTTTTGGTGGTGAAGCTGCTTCTGAACTAATACCTAAGAATTTTCCTACCTTACTTACAATACTTGATAATCCATCCCACAAACTGCTTATAAGATTTTTAACATCACCAAATTTTTCAATTACAAAACTGACCATGTCAATTAAACCAGTTGCCACTTCTAATAACTTAGTTTGGAAGAAACTAAAAACCTGAGTTATGGGCCCGCGAACCAAATCAGTTAATCTATCTTGAGCTTGTTGGAAATCTTTTTCAGCAATTTCCTGTGCTGCTCTTGCTTCTGTAGCTGCATCTTTCTCTTTTTGTAAATTTTTAGCTTTTTCATCGTATTCTTTATCTTTTAATGCTTTGTCTTTCTTTGCTTGCTGATAACCTTCTTCAGTTAATAGGCGTGAATTTTTTCCTGCTTGCTCACGCATTTTATTATCAACGCCCATAGTTTCTTGTAATTTTCTACTTGCGCCTCCATACGCATAACCAGCTTCACCAAACTTTTTGTTATAATCCTCAACTGCCTTTGCTTGACTCTTTTGTAATTCTATAGTTTGATCATTTCCTTTATTCATCTCTTGATTCATTTTGGAAATATCAATTCCTGCTCTTAACAATTGTGCATTACTTTCAGTAAATGTAGATGCATTATCTGTAGAAATCGCTTCTAACGCAGCCGATGCGTTTTTCTGTGACATTGTTGCCTGAGCTAAACCGGCAAATTCCTTCTTAGTTTTAATAACTTGATCTGTTTGATCAGCCTGTGCTTTTAATGCCTTAGCTCTTTCTGTGTCTCCTTCTTTTTCTGCTTGTGCAGCTTGCGCTCTTAATTGATCACGCTCTGCCTCTTTTTTCATTATGTAGGCATTAAAGTTTTCTTGCTGCATCGCTGCTTTTTGAGCTTCTTCCATTTTCTTAATGTCAACGCCCGTAAGTTCAGCTAATTTTTGTAAATTTGTTATATAACCTAAAGATTCTTTTTGTAGTTCATTGATTGGTTTTCTTAGACTACCACCTGCGCTTGCAACTTGCTTAATATAGTTGGCTTGCATTTCAGTGACTTCTGCCTGACTTATACCCATTCTACTAAATTCTTTACGGGCATTATCACCTATCTTTGCTATCTGACTGAATGCTTTTACACCTTCGCTACTTGAGCCACCTAAGTTTATTAGTGCTTCTCCCAAACCTGCAGCTTGTTTAGTAAATGTACCTAAATTTTTACTACTATAGCCTGCATCCCTGCCTAAATCTAAAATGTTTTTTGTTGTTAGCCCTGCAGTAGCACCTAATTTACCAAAATCGTCATATGACTTTAGTAATGTATCATTAAGTTCATTCACCCTTTCAGCAGCCAATGTAAATGCTTTTACCGTAGCTCCTATTGCAGTTCCTAATGGGCCAAATTGTTTTCCTATTTCAAACGCAGCATCGCCCATTGAGCGCATACCTTGATTGTACTTACTAAAACTTTGTTCCGTACTATTTGCTGCACCTGCAAAATTCTGTAAACCCTTTAATCCATTTTTTAGTGATGAAACTAGGTTGTCTTGTGCTTCTTTTGCCTTCTTTGCATGTTCTTCTTCAGATCTGGCTCTGTTGCGTTGTTCTTGTAATGCTTTTGAAGAACCTTGTATTCCTTTATAAAAGTCATCTAATGCTTTTTTACTGTTGCCGCCCATAGCGTTAGACATTGCAACTTGTGCTGCAGCCATACGTTCAAATGCATCTCCGCTAGCATTAGCTGCCTGAATCATTCTATTCATTGCATCTTCTAATGCACGTTCATCTAACGCCATAATAGTTTCCTTTTAATTTGTAGTGGTTTTAAGCCACTAAATATCTTTTAGTATTTATTATTGGGTAAAATCCATATTTTTAGAAGGAAACCGTATGCCAATACAAAACAATCCACTTAAACAATATTTTCGTAGACCAGCAATATATCTTCGTTTGCCAAGTGGAGGAAAATTATATAAACAGGGCGTAATAGATATGCCCGAGTCTGGAGAGCTGCCCGTCTATCCAATGACTGCAATTGATGAGATTACATCAAAAACTCCAGATGCACTGTTTAATGGAACAGCCGTAATAGAAATAATTAAAAGCTGTGTTCCAAATATACGAGATCCATGGGCTATTAATAGTATTGATTTGGACGCAATACTAATTGCTATACGTTCGGCTTCTGGTGGAAGTGAAATGACAATAACCAGTGAATGCCCAAATTGTAAAAATGTAGCAGATTATGGTGTAAATTTAGCTGCTGTACTAAGTGAATTACGTGCGGCTGACTATGAAAGTGAACTTAATTTGCATGAATTAAGTATAAAATTTAGACCGTTGACATATAAAGAAATGAATGAAACTGGTCTAAAACAAATGGAAATACAAAGAAACTTTATAGCATTTGAATCAGAAAAAGATGAAGATGTAAAAAGAAAGAAAACACAAGATGCATTAAAAGCAGTAACAGATTTAACTATGCAAACATTATGTTTAACCATAATGAGTATTAAAACACCTACAGCAAATGTACAAGAAAAAGAATATATTTTAGACTTTTTGTTAAATTGTGATAAAGATACGTATACAAATATACGTGATTATAATGCAAGTCTACGTTCACAAGCAGAACTTAAACCATTAAAGTTAAAATGCATAAACTGTCAACATGAGTACGACCAAGAATTTACACTTAATGTAAGCGATTTTTTCGGTTAAGGCTTCTACGATTAGACCACCTCGGCGTACAGAAGCTAATTGACGGTATGGAAAAAGAAGTACTAGAAATTAGAAAACAGGCTTTGACATTAAGCTGGTATATGAGAGGTGGTGCAACATATGAAGATGTGTTGAATATGTCCCTAGATGAGAGAAAAATTATAGGTGATATCGTAGAAAGCCACTTAGAAACGACTAAAAAGAGTCAGTTGCCCTTCTTTTAACCGTAACTATTCATTTATCAGACTACGGTTATTATTAAAGATGAACTTCGTTCATCTAAGAACTCGCTATCGCTCGTTCTTATTTCTTACGGTAAACTAGTTTGTTTTAGAGAACTAATATTTGCCGCTTGGAAGCCATGGTAGTGCTATTCAGCACTACCAAATGGAACATGCCATGCCCATCATCCATTGTTGTCTTTGCCAATATCATCGCCTATTTGTTGACACGATATCCTACCGGTTGCTCTGTAAAGTTTACGGCCTGTAGTGTAGCCATATATTATCAACAATTTTGTAATATACGCCACCGCAACGCACATTCAGTAACATCAAGACAAAATAGTTACTGACTTGTTGAGGGTTCGCTTTTATCGATTGCCCTCTCGGTATACCCATAGTAAAATTACTATGCTTACTCCAGATCCATCGGCGATCTTTCACGCTTCTTCAAGGAGGTCCGTCAACACGGACAGCAAATTTTTACCCTAATGTTAAACTTGTAAAGTGATTATTTGTTCTGACTTTTGTGACACGGTGTCTATTGATGTTGAGTATGATTTAAGAAGGTCTTTGTTTAGTTTAAAAAATTGTTCAAATTCAAAAATTACCCAGTCGCCAGTTTTTTGAGATGTATAATATGTGAAGTTATCACTTACCCATGTTAGTTTGCTTTGTACACAAACATAGCGTCCTTTGCGATTGAATTTCATAAAAAGAATATTGCAATCATTTTCGTCTGCTACATCCATGAGTTGTTCTAGCCAACCATCTAAAACTTTACAGTCTCCTGTAAGTAATAGATGAAACGGAAAATCACTGTAAAATTTACATTCAACATTCATTTTGGTAAATGAATGTCCTGGAACTACGTCGCCCTTGAAAGAACGAATTTGTCCCTCATGTAATATTTCTTTACGAATTTGATTTTTTCCGCCCACATAAGCACCGGAACCTGGGGCACGTATAAAACTTTCCCCATATGTTTCCGTAAGGTATTTAGCAATTTCTCGCTCAAAACCTGAACCTTTTGCTTTTTGTGGACTTGGCATGTCTTTACTTATATGTGGCTACGTGTGTGTTAAAATTTATCCTACTTCAGTTGCGCTAGAATAAGACGTAAAACCGCCTTCTTTTACAACCTTGAGCACGTTGGGCACACGTCCTGCTAATTCTTCACGGTGACTGACAAGCCAAATAGACTTATGACGCCTACGTGACATATCTGTAAGAATAGCAATACTGTTTTCAACGCCCATCGTGTCAAGCCCTGAGTCAATCAATTCATCAATAAACAATGTATTGATTGGACTGTATAAGTTTTCCCAAACATCACGGAAAGCAAAACTCAGACCAAGAATCAGTCTGTTTCGTTCCCCGCGTGACAAATTATCAAAATCAAGTTCACGACCCAATTCTGTAATCTCAACCTGTAAGTCATTTTTGAAAATAACTGTATGTGGGAGTCCAATTTTATCTAGGTAATGAGTTAGTCGTTGATTGAGATAACTTAAATTCTGGTCAATAATCTTTTTACGTACAAAACTATCTTTACTAGTTAATAAGTCAAGTAGGAACTTTTGATGCTCCATAGTTTTAGTTAATTTATTTACGGTATCAAAACTAATTTCTTGTAATGCTTGACTTTCCATTTCAGTGATTTGCTCACTATATGGATCAACTTCGTTAGTTTTGTTTTCAATTTGTTGTAGTATATTAGCCAACTCACTACTATGTTTAACTGCTTCTGCTTCAGTGTCATAGTGTGTTTTGGGTTGTTTACCTAATACAAATACTTGACTTTGTTTATTAGTCAATTCGTCATTATAGCCATGCAACTCAAGCAAACTTTCATTTAACGATGTTTTCTTGCTTTCTAAAACTTTATTATGTTGTTCATCATGGAAATCTTGACCACAAGCATAACACTTATGTTCTTCTAATGTTTTGATTTCCTTTTGTAGTTTATCAACATTCTTATTTTCTTTTGATATGGCTGTGGTAAGCCTAGCAATATCACTGTTAATTTGTATAAGTTCTGCTTGCTTTTTGTTATACTCAGTTAAATCTTTATGAGCCTGCAATTCAGTTTCAATATCAATTTGGCTAAGTCTTGTATACTGAATAGCAAGTTTTTCTAAATCTTCATCGTGTTTAGTTTGCCAAAGTTTCTGTCTACGCTTTGTACTATCAATTTGTTCTTTTACACGTTTATTGGCTTCTTCAATACCTTTGATACGAAATTCTTCTTGTTGAATATCATCTTTGCTTTGGCGAATCAAATCTTTGATGACTTCAGCCTTTTCACTAAGAATTGTAATTCCAAGCAATTGCTCAATAATATCACGTTGTTCGTTTGATTTAAGTGCTAGGAAAGGTTCACTGTACGTATTCAATGCTACGATATGACGGAACATATCGGGCGTCATACACAATATTTTTTCAATTGCCTGTTGTGTTTCTTTATTTTCACCCTGTTGGTCTTCTGTAGCCTTTTGCTGTACATCGTTTACATAAAACTTTAGTATGTTGGGCTTACGACCACGCTCAATTTTATAGTCTGTGCCATTGACATTAAACTCTAATGTAACAAGCATGTTCTTGCCATTGGTACGATTGACAAGATTATCTTTGCGAATATTGTTGATAGGTACACCAAACAATGAATAGCATAGTCCCTGAATAAGTGTAGTCTTACCGGTACCATTTCTAGCACCATCACCACCTAAGTCTAAGTTCTCACCTAGAATTAGTGTTAGGTCTTTTTTGTCAAAGTCAACTGCTTGTGTTACTTGTCCAATAGATAAAAAATTCTTTAAAGTTATATTCTTTAGTGAAATCATAAGTTGTTGTATATATCTAACAGTATTTTCTTATCAAAACTGTTACTTTCAATAGCATTGATTTGGTCAATCACAATCTGATCCACGCTTTCAAAGCGTAGTCCATCAAAGCCTTGCGTTTCTAACTGTTCACCTTTCATAGGTATCAGTGTCATTTCTCTAAGTTTATGTTCTGGGATAAATGTTTCACGCAAGAAATTGGCTTCCTCATAACTAATATCAATGTCAAGGTGTACTCTAACATGACTGTCAATCAATAACAAGCCCTCTGGATTATCTAAGATATCACTTAGTTTGTGTACACGATACAATGGTTGTCGTGGCCAACTATGAAACTCTGGGTCTTTGCCCCATTCTAATATCATCATACCACGCGCATCGTCTCCCGCATCTGCGTAATTATGTGGGAAAGCATTACCAATATACCAGATATTTTTTCTTGCCTGACGCTTATGAAAATGCCCACTGAATACACTATCAAATCCACTCATGTGTTCTTCGTTTATTTCACCATGATCGGGCATCTCAACTAGTGCATTCATATAGAACCTTGGTAACTCAAGATGACCAAACAAATATTTGCCACCTAGTTTTTGTATTTTTTTATAATCTTCACCTACAAGCCAGGGAGCAATAACTACATCACCTTCTTTGTAGAAGTCATTAATGATTTTGACTTTAGGTAAATGTTTAGCCCACTCAACACTGTGAATGTCGCGCCTATCACGATAATAAAGGTCATGATTGCCTGGTATAAAATAGACAATATCAAAGTTAGCATTTAGTTTTTCCAATGCTTGTAATCCAAACTGTAGTGTGTGGATGTTAATGCTTGCTCTATGGTGATTATAATCACCCAAAAAGAAACAAGTTTCACACCCTTCCTTCTTGGCTTTATCAATAAACCAATCTACAAAGTTTGAACAATCTTGATTATGTTGTAGGCTGTTAGACTTCAATCCAAAATGAATGTCGGTGAATACAGCGGCTTTCTTAAAAAGGTTACTCATCTTTATATTATACAAAAAAGCCGTTGAATTATCAACGGCTTTGGTAATTATTCTTCGTAAGTCATTGACATACCACCTATGCCAACACCTTGTCGGCTCCAACTTGGATTTAATCCATTCATTTCTAGTATGTCATCACGAATATTTTGATTGCGTTTTTCTGAATTTAACACACGGCAAAAACTATTGGTTATTGCTGCTGTGTAATAAGCAAATGGGTTCTGACTCTTTGCTTCGTTAAAGCGTAACCCAACATATGTTAATTGTAATATTGCCGAATTACGCATTTCATCGTTATATGTGTACCCACGCCAGTTAAACTTCATAGCGTATTTTTCACACATCATAATATACATTTTGGCTAGTTTGTTAGTAATTTGTCCATGGTCTTTGCTAAACTCGCCATTCTCTAAATCACCTACCCAATGACTTTTACCCACACAGTAAAAAGTTCCATTTTCGTCAATCTTAAAATGTTGGAATGGCGGGAAGTTAACTTTGACATGAACCATGTCATCAACTTCATCTTTATTTGTAGGATCTTCTAAATCAGCAAAAATCTCATCTGGATCATCATCTTCAAATTCAAAGATATCTTTTGCTGTTTTCTTTTTTACTGTTTTTCGTGGTTGTTTGGGTGCTACGGGAATATGGTCCCAAGTCATAACACGAAATACTAAATCAGTAACCGGAATAGATTTATAATCAATTTTTTCACCAGTTTCAGTACTTAATCTTGCTGCACGGTTTTCTTTGGCTTCTTTTAAAACTGTGCGTTTATTAGCATGTTTTAGACTATCTTCTATGCTTGCATGGGGCATATCTACAATAAAATCATATCTGTGATATTCTGGTTTTGTATATGTACAATATGCATTTTTGCTTTCATGTATTTCTTTTAAAATATCTTTATTATTAAGATAGTTGACTGGTTTTTTAGTTGGTAAACTCATATTTCTCCGTAGTTTTTGATGAGAAAAGTATACAGCAAATGTTGCTATAAAGCAACAAATGGAAAGTAGAATTGGGAAAATTAGCATATTTATTTATCGCTAAATAGTAATAAGGAATAGATTAACATGGCATCAGGCACAGTCAATTTTGCAGGATCAATAATTACCGGTAGTAATAATTCTAATGGAATATTAGAATTAACAATAACTCTTCCTAGCGGAAGAACCATTGGTCCTATCGGGGTTTTATCAGGATCCTATATAGCAAGTTTAGGTTTGGAAGCGGGAGATTTAGAAGCTCTTAGAAGCATTCAGACTAATTACTTTAATATTGTAGGTAGCATTCAAGAACAAATAAATCAACAGCAAACTACAGTAACAACAACCGAAGATCCTACTGCAAATCCAAATCCAGATGCTACAACTACAGTAGATGTTCCTATAGCAGACAGCACTACAATTACTAGTAACCAAGACCCTACTGCAAATCCAAGTACTACCAGCCCAACTCCCACTCCAGGAACAGCTACTGGTGGGCTTCGAGGAATAACGTTAGACTTAGAAAACACCAGAGGTCAAGCAACAGCACAAGATGCTGCAAATTATGAACAAACAGGCGATTGGCGAGTTAAGTTAAGATTAGCAGTTAATGCTGATTATCTTTATAATGCGCCAAACCCAGGTATTTTATGGCCGTTAGCTCAAACTGACGGAGTAATTTTTCCCTATACTCCGCAAATACAAATATCCTATAACGCAAACTATGAGCCTCAGGATTTGACACATAGCAATTATAAAATATTTCAATATAGAAGTAGTAGTATAGATTCAGTAGGTATTACCGGAGATTTTACAGCACAAGATACTTGGGAAGCTAATTACCTTTTAGCAGTAATTCACTTTTTTAGATCAGTTACTAAAATGTTTTATGGTCAAGATCAAAATCCTAAATTAGGAACTCCTCCTCCATTATGTTACCTTACTGGATTAGGAGCCTACCAATTTGATGAGCATCCTCTGGTAATTACAAGTTTTAATTACACATTACCTACAGACGTTGATTATATAAGGGCAGGAAGTGCAACCGTCGCTGCAGGAACAGATATGTCTGCATATAACAATCGTGATAATTCTTTCTCATCGAGCGATACTAGATTGCAAGGCATAGCACCAGGTGGTGTTGCTTTACCGCCAAAATTTCAATTGTTAACTAATCAAGAACCTACTTACGTACCTACAAAAATTCAATTACAAATAACTTGTGCACCAATAGTAAGTAGAATGGATATTAGTAGTAGATTTAGTTTAGAGCAATATGCTACTGGTGCATTATTGAGAGGAAGTAAGAATGGTACTGGAGGAATTTGGTAATGTCTAATACAATTTATGGCGCAACAAGCCCTTATTTTACAACAAATATAGTTAATGGTAAATTCTTAGACTTTATGGCTGATAGGATAATACCCCCTGTATCAACAGATATATATTATACTATTACAAGTGCATATAACCAAAGACCAGATTTATTAGCATATGACTTATATGCAAATTCTAAATTATGGTGGGTTTTTGCAGCTAGAAATCCAAACAGATTAAAAGATCCATTATTTGACTTTGTAACGGGATTAGGAATATATGTTCCTAAAGCTCAATATCTTAAACAACTATTAGGTTACTAAATGTTTTATTCAGCACAAGAAATAATTGAAGCTGCAACAGCCCTTGAAAATTTAGAAAATCAAGTATCTACTGCTATAGAGGTTGTCAATACTCAAATCAGTGAGTTATTAAAAGACCCGGGACAACCTAATGCAAAAAATCAATATGACAATATTGTAGTTTTAAGAGAACAAACAGTATCTTATCCATGGAATAACTCAGCACCAAGTTTAATTACTAACTTGAATAATGTTGTAGCAGGCGCAACTGCACAAGCTGTTGAACAAACAAAAACTTTAGTTTCAAGCGTTCAATCAAAACAAGGTACAGTCACAGTTCAAGGTATTAACCAACGAGATGTAAAATTGCCTGAGTTATTAAATGCTATTAATAAAGCTAATGATCCAGGTATAAAAATTAATTCAAATTTAGTTACAGATGATAACTTAGCTACTATTACAAATACAGGTTTAAGTGTAATAAATCCTGCTACTAGTGAAATTTTTAATGCCAATAGTAATAATAATCAGTTATTAACTGTTTCTCTTAACCCCAACACAAGTACAAATTCAACTACTCCTGCTAGTTTTCAAAATACTTTAATTGGTTCGGCTGACGGTGATAATTTAGATACCCCTAGTGCAACACAGGCAGGCATTGCTGAGGGTGTCCCAACAGGTTATTCTAGTGCAACATATAGTGTTGCACAAGATCCAAAAGCTGACTATGTTGTAAGTGCTGCTGCGGGGGCAAATGCACCTGGTACAGGTAATCAACCTAGTGATACATCTAGTAATACTGATAAAGTTAATAGACCCGGAATACGTTTACAAAATCCATTGTCATTTTTTGCAAGTTGGACATATAATATTTCACTTTATATGATTACTCCGGAATCTTATAACGCTTTTATTGCAACCAGCAGAAAAAATATATATGCTAATCCAGATGGGGTATTTCTTGTCGCACAAAGTGGCGGTATTAATAATCAAACACAACAACGTGCACCTGGATTTGAGTTAGATTTTTATATAGATGATTTAAAAATTAAAACAACAACGAATGGTAAATCTACTACTACTGCAACAAATGTAACAGAACTTTCGTTTACAATATATGAACCATATGGATTTAGTTTTTTTAGCAATTTAAGAAAAGCTACTATTGATATAAATGCTAAAACAAATATTCCTGGTGCAGCTAAGGCATCTAATCCATTAAAACAATTTTTTGTTGTAGGTCTTAAATTTGTAGGATATGACATTGATGGGAACATTATATCAAGCGACGATGTAAATGGTACTGATTTGCAAAATGGGTTTTTAAAAGGTATCGCAGAAAAATTTTTTGATATAAACATAACAGATGTTAAGTTTAGATTAGATGGAAAAATGTCTACTTATAGAATAACAGCAGCCACATTAGCACCAAGTCAAGGATTTGGATTAAAGCGAGGCAGAATAGATCATAGATTTAGTATTACAGCAGACAATGTTTATAATGCATTAATTGGTCCAGAAGGATTATTAACAAAATTAAATGAAGAACAAGTAGGTTTGACAAAAAATGTAAACCCACAAACAAAAAAACCTGCAATGGAACATCCTAATGTATATGATGTAAAAGTTATAGGTGAGACTACAATTTTACAATCAAAACTTAGAACAAAAGACAAATTTAGATTTGCTTCGGCAAATGTTAGTAAGACTGTTCAATCAAATGATGCTGCTAGTTCTAAAGCACCTGTTGATCCTAACAAATTACAAATAACATTTGAAAATGATACACCCATTCAATTAGCAATTTCTAACATTATTTCACAAAGTTCATATATGGACGATGCTTTAAAATCATTACAAACAGAGGCCCCTGAACCTACTAATAGTGGAAACCCTAATGAAGATGACATTGAAGTTAAAAATACAAATGCTACATTCCAATGGTATAACTTAGGAGTGGTTTTAGAACCATATGCATATGATAATATTATTAACGATTGGGCTTATAAAATAACTTATGTAATTCAACCTTATCTAGCACCTAACTTAATTAGTCCATATGCAGGAAATTTACCTAATTATTACGGTCCGCATAAACGTTATGAATATTGGTATACTGGTAAAAATAGTGAAGTTATAAGTTTTGAACAGGATTTGAACAATGCATACTTTATGGTAGCACTAAATCCAGAAACAACAGGTGCAAGTAAAGATGCAGGTATATCATATAAAGCAGGTGTAAGACAAAATGAAGATAAAACTGGTAAAAGAAATGAAGGTAAAGAATCTGAAAATAGTGTATTAACTAGTTTGAATAGCCCCGGAGATTGGGCAGAATCAAAGGTAACAATTATGGGAGACCCTGACTTTCTAATACAAGATAGTCCAGATAGTGTAAATGATGTTTATAATCAGTTTTATGGAAAAGATGGAGTAACAATTAATGCCAATGGTGGACAAGTTTTTGTTGAAATAGATTTTAAAGAAGGTGTAGATTATGATCATAATGTAGGTTTACTGACATTAAATGAAACAATTACCTTTTGGCAAGATTATACAAGATTACCTAAAAATCTAAGGGAACAAATAAAAGGTATAAGTTTTATGGTCATTGATGTAGATAGTATGTTTAGTAAAGGTAAATTTACTCAAACATTATCACTAACAATAAACACATTCCCGCAAGCTGATAAAGCACAGTCACCTGCTAATCAGAGACCAGAAACAACAAGTCAAACCACAGCAAATGATGCAAGAACGCCGGCTAGTCAAGGAGATAATTTTTCACCAACATCCACTAATGGAAGCGGTACCTCGACAAATAAAGATTTATTACCCGATCAACCAATTACAGATTTTGCTTATCCAATAAATGATAGTGTAGAAGGCAATCGTCAACTAATTGGTGGTGTAACACAAACTGATCAAATTGTAACACCTACCGCTAAAACTACAGAATCACCTATTTTAGGGGTACAAGAACCTATTGTTTACGCTGGAACAACAACAATTGAAGGAGGAATTGATGATTCTTATTTTGTAGCAGATGATGATGGTACTGTCGATCAAGTAAATATTGCAATAATACAAAATGCAAATAAGAGATATTTGTATGAAACAACTGAGCCCGATACTACAGCAACAGCAAGTGATTTTAGGATAGTATAAACAACATGGAAGACCTATTTAAACCTCGTGGTGCAACAAAAGCAAGTCAGCCTGACGCAGGAGGTGCAGTTGTACGCACGACTCCTATATTAGGTATTGTTAAAGATAATATTGACCCAACAAGACAAGGGCGCATACGTGTTTATATTAGTGACTCAGGCGCAGAAGATAGTAATGATAGTAGCGGCTGGATTACTGTAGGATATATGATGCCATTCTTTGGGCAAACTACTGCATCGGGTGGTACAAGTAACTATGGTGATTATACAACAAATCCAAGTAGTTATGGTATGTGGATGAGTCCACCTGATATTAATTCAACAGTAGTATGTATTTTTATCAATGGTGACATTAACTATGGATACTATATAGGTTGTATACCACAAGCAGAAACATTACATATGGTTCCTGCAATAGGCAGTAATGAAAATGTTATATTAAATCCAGGTGAGTCGTCAAGTTTAGGTGGTGCAGAAAGATTACCTGTTAGTAATTTGAATACTAATAATAAAGGATTAGTAGAGAAGGCAGATTTTTTAAATGAATCAAGACCGGTACATAGTTATATTGCGACTACGTTTGCACAACAAGGCCTAGTAAGAGATCCTATACGTGGGCCTATTAGTTCAAGCGCACAACGTGAAAGTCCTAGCAGAGTTGGTTTTGGAATTAGTACACCGGGAAGACCAATATACGAAGGTGGATATACTGATGAAACTGTAAAAAATGCAATAGGACAAAATAATCAAGATACTAATTTAAAGGTAACAAGCCGTAGAGCAGGTCATACATTTGTTATGGATGACGGTGATATATTAGGTCAGGATCAATTAATACGTCTACGCAGTAGTTTAGGTCATCAAATATTGTTAAGTGATAATGGTCAATGCATGACAATTATTCATGCAAATGGTCAAAGTTATATTGAATTAGGTAAAGAAGGCACAATTGATATGTTTGCAACTAATAGTGTAAACATACGGACACAAGGTGATTTGAATTTACACGCTGATAATAATATTAATATCAATGCCGCTAAACAATTGAATATATTAGCTGAAAATATGAATGTAAATGTAGATAAGGATGCTACTTTTAGGATTGGTGCCAATTATAATCAGTATACAATGGGTCAATTCACGGTAAAAGTAGATCAGGCTATGAGTATGTTTAGTAGCGGTGATGCAAGTTATGCTAGCGACAGCGTTACATTTTTTAATGGCAGTAAAATTAATTTGAATACAGGTAATGCTTCACTTATACCTAAAGAGGTTCAACTTATTCCTATTGTTGCACATAGCGACACATTAAATGACACAGGTGTGGGATGGGTGGCTGCACCAGGAAAATTATTATCAATTACAAGTCGTGCCCCTACACATATGCCATGGACAGAAGCTAACCAGGGTGTTGATGTAAAAGTAAGTGGAAACGCAAATGATGAACTACCCAGTAACCCAAGTGCTCAAGTAGCAGGTATAAATTCAAGCCCAACAATAACAAACAATTCTGTACCTAGTGTTAATTCAGAAATTATTTCTACTGTTCCACCTGTTAATCCAATAAGTGCCACAATAGATAAAAATACTACTTCTGCTTTAGTAGGACAGGCTGCTGTATTAGCTCAAACAGGTCCTGCTGCTAGTGTCATAGCAAATGGGGGAGGGGTTGTAGATATTCCTGGTACAGGAAAAATTGCAGCAATCGGCGCATTCGCTCAAACTCCAAATCAGTTAGAAGCTGCCGGCATACTTAAACCTGGAGCCAGCACGGTGGTTAATTCTATGATTAACGCAGGAAAAACATTAGAACAATCATTAACCAACAATTTATTTACCGGAGTACCAGGCGCAGAAAACTTGAATAATTTTATTAATTCACAACAATCACAAGTAAATGCAACAGTGACAAACTTCCGTCAAGCACAAACCCAGTTAACAAGTTCAGGATTAATTACAGGAAAAGAATCATCTACTCAAATAGGCGGATTGGTAATGTCAGTGGCAAACAGTGGATTGGATAAAACACTAGGATTAGCTCAAACTTTAACAAATGGTATTACCAACAACGGAACATTACCAAATAGCGGAACTTTAGTAAAGGGTGAATTATCCCCATTATTGGGTAATCCTGCTAAATTAATATCATCCGGAAATTTAGCGAGTAATGTTGCTGCAACAGTAACTGGAGGATTGGGTAGTATTGCAGGTGCGTTAAAAGGTAAAACTGGTGGAGGAGCAGCGGGATCTCCTAGTTTGGGAGGATTAATAAATGCTGCAAAAGGATTAGCTGCTGCTGCATTTTCTGCGGTAGTTAACGGATTACCCAAACTTAAACCTAATGTACCTCAAAATATAAGAAAAATTGCACAAGATGCAAATGCAAGCACAGGAAATACAAATCAAGGTGCAAGTGGTTTAGCAGGTCTTGCTACTGGTCTTAATTCAATTCCGGGAGCTGCTAAAGTAGTAGGCAATGTAGTAAACAATGCTAAAAATGCGGTTAATACGGTACCGGGTGCTTCAGAGATTACAAAATTAGCAGGTAATCTAACTCCGGACATTAAGAATAAATTGTCATCAGGATTGACATCTCTAACTAAAATTGCATCAACCAATCTTCCATTAGGATTAAACAACCAACTTAATGCAGCAATTAGTTCACTAAGTTCAGGAGGTTCTGTACCAATACAACTACCAAAAGTCGCTACAAATACTTTTAGTAGAACTACTATAACTGGTCAGATGAGTTCTATGCTTAATAACCCTAAAATACCTCTACCAAACTACGGGGGAAATCCTGCAACATTTAATGATAATCCAACCAATCAGCAGTTACAAAAGTTAATTGATAAAAACTTACAAATATCAAGTTTGTACGATCAATTAGCACAACAACAGATAACAACTGATAACTTACGTATTGCTTATGAAAACGCAAAATTAAGTCAACAACCAGGAGACCCTCAAATTGCAGCAGCACGAACCGCTTGGTTAAATAGTTTAGATACACTTAAGAAAATTAATGACCAAGTTTATAGTTTACTCACAAGCGAGACTAATTTAGGTTAAATAAATACATTATGCCTACATTTATTGGATTCAGTACAATTAACGCTAACAAACCACGTTCTACACAACTACCTCAGGGTATAGACGGTGGAACAGGATCAGTTACAGCTCCGATTATATTTGGAAAAAAATATCGTTTAGTAGATGAAAAACTTGTTATACAAGACTTTATTAATGCACTCAACATACGTAGGGGTCAAAAAGTTGGTCAGCCTTCATATGGGTGTAGGGTATGGGATTTCTTATTTGATCCTAATACCAAAGATGTACAGTCAAAACTAGATGCTGAGATTAGGAGAATAGGAAAATTAGATCCTAGATTAATCTTAAATTCTATACACACATATCCAAAAGAAAATGGCATTCTATTAGAAGTAGAATTAGCTATAAGTCCCTTTAACAATCCACAAAAACTCAGTGTCTTTTTTGATGCCAGAGGCAATAAAGCCTCATTACAATAACCTAAATTTTGGTGTTTTCCTGTATGATAAATATATAAAAGAGAACACTTATGGCAACAAGTTCAAGACAATCAGCATTATTCGGGGTAAACGATTGGAAAGCTATATATCAAACTTTCCGAGAAGCAGATTTTAGAAGCTATGATTATGAAACGTTACGCAAAAGTTTCATAGATTACTTACGTGCATATTATCCTGAAACATTTAATGACTATATTGAAAGTAGTGAATTTATTGCACTTATGGATGTTATGGCTTTTATGGGTCAGGGACTTGCATTCCGTAGTGATTTGAATGCCCGAGAAAATTTTATAGACACTGCTGAACGCCGCGATAGCGTAATTAAATTAGCCAATCTTGTAAGTTATACTCCTAAAAGAAATCTTGCAGGACAAGGGTATATAAAAGTTACAAGTATTCAAACTACTGAAAATTTATTAGATATTAATGGTTATAATTTAAGTAATGTTCCTGTATTATGGAATGATCCTGCCAATAATAGTTGGCTACAACAATATAATACTATTATCAATGCAACATTAATTAATAGTCAAAAAATTGGACGTCCCGGAAACAGCCAAACTATTTTAGGTATAAGCACAAATGAATATGCAATTAACATACCCCCAAACAATTTACCAATAGCCCCGTTTAGTTCCACTGTAGATGGTGTCGTTATGAATTTTGAATTATGTAGTGTGACAAGCGTAGACAGTGATAATGTTTATGAAATTCCACCTGCACCAAGTGGTAAATTTAATATTTTATATAGAAATGATGGGCTTGGATATGCTAGCCCAAACACCGGATTTTTCTTTTATTTTAAACAAGGCCAACTTAATTCATATAATTTTAATTTAGAACAACAAATTAGTAATCAAATTGTAAATGTTGACATTCAAGGAATTAACAACACAGATACATGGTTATATCAATTGAATACAAATAATGGTACAAGAGTTCTTTGGGAAAAAGTTGAAAACATTTATGCGGATGCTTATCTACAAACAGAAACTAGCAAAAGAAAAATTTTTAGTGTAACAAGTAGATTTAATGACCAAGTTAGTTATATTTTTGGTGATGGAGTATTTTCTGAAATTCCAGTTGGGGCATTTAGGGCATATGTACGTGCAGGAAACGCACTAACATATACTATTGACCCTACTGAAATGCAGGGGATAACAGTGTCTATACCTTATATAAGCAGAGTAGGACGAACAGAAACACTTACATTAGGATTACAATTACAGACACCAGTGTCAAATGCACAGGCAAGAGAATCATTAGCAAATATTAAACAACGTGCCCCTGCTCGCTATTACACCCAGAACCGTATGGTTAATGGTGAAGATTATAACAATTTCCCATATACATTATACAGTTCAATTATTAAAAGTAAAGCTATTAACCGTAGTTCTATAGGTGTAAGTAAGAATTTAGATTTGTTAGACCCTACAGGAAAATACTCCAGCACTAATTCTTTTGCAAATGACGGTGCTATATATCAAAACACAGATTTAATAAATGGAAATTTAAAATTTACATTTACAAACGTAGGCGATATTACATCATTTGTGACCACTACACTTGCAGCGGCATTGCAAACAAGTAAAGCATATCAGTATTATATTCAAAACACAGAAACATATCCTAGATATTCAATATCCACTGGCTATGGTTCAGTATATTGGAATACTTCAACATATGATGCAAATAGTGTGACTGGTTATTTTTATGATATTGAATCAAATAACAATACACCTGTATCTGTAGGATCATATAATACAACAAATTTAAAGTATATAACAAAAGGCTCAATGGTCAAGTTTGTAGCACCCAGTGGTTATTACTTTGATAGTTCCAATAGACTTATTCCTGGTATTGCTGGGCCTAGCGATAAAACATACTTTTGGACAACTGTGCTTTCAGTAACTGGAGACGGTTATAATAACGGAAGAGGTAATTTTAGCAACGGTAAGGGTCCGATTATATTAAACGGACTAGTCCCTTCAGGCGCAATTATAACAACAGTAATTGCTTCATTTGATAACGTAATACCAAATGTTGTGATAAGGGAAATTGTTACAAGAGCAGAATTAAATCAAAATTTTACTTTAGTATTCAATAATTCTTTATTAGCAACTCAACAACGTTGGTCTGTAAGCACATATGATGATCCAGACTGGTTTGTAAAATTTACTAGTGTGGGTGGTAATACAAACCAGTATGATGTAAACTATAGAGTATTAACTTATTATTTTGGTAGTGTGGCAGACACGAGATTTTTCTTTGAAACAGGAAAAGTTGTATATGATCCATTTTCTGGAAAAATATTACAAGACTATGTAAAAGTTTTAGAGACAAATAATCAGCCAACAAGTAATTACCCTTTAGCAGGACCGATAACTGTAAATGTAATTGGTCAAACAGTTCAGAGTGATGGATATGTAAACGATTTTGAAGTTGAAGTCAGTACTATTGATGTTAACAATAAAATTGTAATAACTGATCCTGATTTTTTCACAACTATTACAAATTGGCAATGGGGTAATACAAATATAGGAATATATGTATTCTTTAAATTAGTTCAAGACGCAGTTTCATTATCAAGACTACAAATTATTCCAACCTCTGATGTAGTATATCAATACCCAACGGAAACAGTAATAGAAACTATAAAATATCAATATCCTGTAGAAACACTATTCTATGCCTATAGTGAAAATAAATTTTTTATTACATACCAAGATACTTCAGTAACAACTATTTCTTATCTTCTTGTAGAACAACCTACAGGTTTATATAGTATGCAACCTGGCCGTCAAGGATTAGCTTTTCAATATAGACACAATAGTAACAATACAACAAGAATAGATCCAGCAACTACAAATATTATTGATTTGTATGTTGTTACCCAATCTTATTATACTGCTTATACAAATTATATTCAAGACACGACAAATACTATACCTATTCCACCTAAACCAACTATTAATGAATTGAGTATTGCTTATAACGGATTGCAAGATTATAAAATGATAAGTGACAGTGTAGTTTTAAACAGTGTAGTTTTCAAACCATTATTTGGACCTAAAGCTGCACCTGCACTTCGTGCAACAGTTAAAGTTATTAAATCTCAAAATTCAAATGCAAGTAATAGTGAAATTCGTAGTGCAGTACTATCTTCGATGAATACTTATTTTGATATTAATAATTGGAACTTTGGTGATACATTTTATTTTAGTGAATTAAGTGCGTATCTTCATGACCAATTAGGAGAATACATTAGTTCAGTAGTATTAGTTCCAAATAATCCAAATTATAGTTTTGGCGATCTTTACGAAATTAAATGTGCGCCTTATGAAATTTTTGTAAACGCTGCTACTGCGAATGATGTAATCGTAATTGCTGCACTTACACCCACCGAATTACAGGTAAGATAAGTAATATATTGACAGAGTAATAAGATGGCAACAAGAATTAGAACACTAAATTTTTTACCAGAAGTTTTTCAGACTCAAACTAATGCACAATTTTTAAGTGCAACTTTAGATCAAGTAGTTGATCAACCTAATACAATGCGTATTCAGGGTTATATAGGTAGTAAATTTGGTTATGGTGTTAATGCAAAAAACAAATATGTCATAGAACCAACAAAAATAAGAACCGATTACCAGTTAGATCCTGGTGTTGTATTTCTAAAAAATGATACCGGAGTAGCTCAAGATTTTATCAGTTATCCTGGTATCCTTGATGCATTAAAAGTTGAAGGTAGTATTACTGACAATAATAACCGATTGTTTGAAAGTCAATTCTATTCTTGGGATAGTTTTACTAATTTAGATAAAATTATTAATTTTAATCAATATTATTGGTTACCAGAGGGTCCAGAAGCAGTACAGATTTCAACTGATACAATATATAGTACAGGAAATTATATAGTAGAAAGTGTAGCTAATGGCTATAGTATTGGATTAGAAGGACAAGGTTCGACCACTAATCCTGTAATTACTTTATTAAGAGGTGGAAGCTATACATTTACTGTAAATCAGGCTACACAATTTTGGATACAAGGTGCACCTGGGATAACAGGTTTTGATCCAAATCAACCCAATATACAAACACGTGAAGTATTTGGAGTTATTAATAATGGCGCATCAAATGGTGTAATTACTTTTAATGTACCTGAAAAAAATGCACAAGATGAATATGATTTCCCGGGTAATAATTCAATAGATGTTGTAAGTACACTTCCATTTGATCAGGTTAACGGTGCAAGCCTGCAAGATTTGCAGTCAATAGATGGAGTAAGTGCGTTAGAAGGATTAACTGTAATGTTTTACAATACAGGAATCCCCGACGAGCAAGGTTTTGTAGGTCCATTTTATGATACTACATTATATGACCAAGACGGTGGAAATCCCTATACATATCCGGGAACAAGTTTAGATGACACAAATTATGAAGGTGGATATTATACTCAAGTATCAGCTACGTTTTATCAAATAGTATACACAGGATCACCAAGCGACACCTCATCTTATCCTATATTAAAACTTATACCCGTAGGTTCAATCCCTACAAACGAAAAAATAATACCTAAATACGGAACTGAATGGGTTGGAAGAACTTTTTATAGAAATACATTAGGAACTATTAGTCTTGTTCCTTATATAAGCGCACCTAAAGATATTCTGTATTATCAAGACGGAACTTATCCTAATAAAGTTGGACAAATTAAATTAATTGAAAATAATAATACTAATAGAATTAATGTAAACTCAGAAATATTAGGTAAAAAATACTATACAAGTTCAAATGGTATTGTGTTTACAAATGGCTTAAAAGTTACATTTTCAGGAGACATTTATCCTACAAGCTACAAAGACGGTGAATACTATGTAGAAGGTGTAGGCACAGCTATTGAATTGATACCAACTAGCACGTTAATAGCGCCTGAAATTTTTACAGAAGTCTTATATACACCGTATGACATACTGCCATATGATGTGGGTAGTTGGGACGGTAGTAGTAATGTTCCTGTTTTAAAAGATTATATTACTATTTCTAGAAATAGTTTAGATAAAAATGCTTGGACTCGTAGCAACAGATGGTTCCACATTGATGTTATTAATGCCACAGCAACTTACAATAATAAACCGGAATTAACATCACTTTATGCTACACAAGAAAATAAAGCTAAAAGACCTATAATTGAGTTTTATCCAAACCTAAGACTTTTTAACTCGGGTACTTATGGAAAACCAGCAGTTGATTTTATGGACTTTAGAACAACTGATGCATTTACTCAAGTAGCAGGTCAAACATCTTATTATCCTGATACGCAAGTTTGGACAAATTATACCGCGTCAATTGTGGGCAATTCTAATCCTGCTGTAACAACTACAACAATTACAGTTGATCTTGAAGATGTTACTGGTTCATTTGTTGTGGGTCAATATATTACTGACAGCACAAACCTACTACCAAATAATACACAAATTACTGATGTTATCAAAACTTCTACAGAATATATATTAACAGTAAGTTGGGTTGGTGCATATACATTTAGTTCTACTACAGTAGCATCTATTGTTGGTTGTAACTTACAATTAGATGAGTTTAGTGTTTATCCTGGAGCTAGAATTGTTTTTGCAAATGATACTAATTTAGATACTCGTAATAAAATTTATGAAATTCAATTTAGTCAAATTACTCCAAGCTCTACACCTATAATTACTCTAACAGAAGTAGAAGATGGTAATTGTGACTACGATACTCAGGTTGCAGTTAACAAAGGTTTTCAAAATGCAGGTAAAGATTTTTATTACGGTCCATACTATAACATAGTAACAAATCAATATGACATTCAATGGACAATGGCACAAGAAAAACTTACGGTTAATCAACCACCAAAGTTTGATATTTTTGATGCTGATGGAATAAGTTTTGGAAACAAAGAAAGATACAATAGTTCAAGTTTTACTGGTTCAAAATTATTTGCGTATGGTATAGGTTTTGGCACAAATGATGTTATATTAGGGTTCCCAATTAGATACAGTGGAGTAAGCAACACAGGTGATATTAGTTTTGACATATCAATAAATATTGAAACTTTTGATTATGTTAAAGCAGGCGATCCAAAAAATCAAAGAGTTAATACTGGATATGTTCACAGATATAATGAGATTACTAATGACAGTCCTGTAATTGGTTGGCAAACAGCAGTTGGACCTAGCGTACAATATCAATTATTTCAATTTAACTATATTGCAACTAATCCAACTAATCTATTTGTCTGCGATGTACCAATAATTGAATCAAGTCCATGGCCAACTATTCAATTATTTGTTAATAATGTAAGACAATCATCTTCAAGTTATACATTTACAGTTACAGATACTCAAACAATTGTAAACTTTACAGTTCCAGATACATCACAAGACACAATTGTTGAAATACTATTGTTATCTGATTCAGTAAGTCAAAATGCTTATTATACTATACCAATTAATTTAAGTAATAATCCATTTAATGCTGATGTACAAGTTTTGAATGTAGGGGACATTAGAAATCATTATACAAGCATTTTTTATAATTGTCCTTTAACTACAGGTCAAGTTTATGGAAGTAACAATTTTAGAGATTTAGGAAATATAATTCCATATGGTACTGCTATTATACAAAATAGTGCTAGCTTAGTTTTACCAAGCACCTTCTTAAGAAAACAAGACCACAATCTGTTTAACGCACTTCTTTATAATAGCCGCGAGTATATTAATTATAAAAATTTATTAGTTTATACTGTTTCTAATACTGCTTATGAATATCAGCAAACTCCTGCTCAGATTTTAGATGATGCATTAGATCAAATTACATCTACAAAGGGGGATACAGGATCATTCTTCTGGAGTGATATGTTACCCAGTAAAGCACCATATGCTAGTAATACATATACATTTGCCAATGCAATGGATGTTACAAGATATCCTTTAAGTGCAATTTATGATTTTACTAAGGCAAATTACAACGGAGTTTTAGTTTATCTAACTAGGTTAATAAATAATAATCCAACAACATTTCAATTAATTATTAATAAAGATTATATCGTAAGTTCTGATGCAAAATCACTTACTGTAACCCTTGACTTGCAGGATGGTGATATAATAACTATTAATGAATATAATCAAACATATGGAAGTTATGTACCTAATACACCAACTAAGTTAGGATTTTATCCTTCAACAATTCCAAGTGTTGTACTAGATACAGGATATAATGTTCCATCTTACTTTATTCTTGGACATGATGGATCTTATACAAAGTTATATGGAAATTATGATCCCGAAACAGGTAGACTTGATGATTTCAGAGACCAAGTTTTACTTGAATTTGAGCAAAGAATTTATAATAATTTAAAATTAGTAGGTACAACCTATCCAGTTAATCAATTTGATGTTTTACCTGGATTTTTTAGAGATACTGAATATTCTTATGATGACATACTAGAAATTTATACTCAAGGATTTTTAAATTGGGTCGGACAAAATAGAATAGATTATAAAACTCAATATTATAACCCTAATAATGAATATACCTATAACTATAATCAATCAGGTAATAAAATAAATCGTCAAGTTATATCGCAGGGTTATTGGAGAGGAATTTATCAATATTTCTATGATACTGCCAACCCTGACACAATGCCATGGCAAATGTTAGGTTATACGGATCAACCTGATTATTGGGAAACAAGATATGGTCCTGCACCCTATACAAGTGATAACACATTACTATGGAGTGACTTAGCAGCAGGTAAAGATTATGGAGTAATTGATCCAATAACCGGAGAGGGTATAGTCAGACCTAATTTTGTTCGTCCAGAATTACTACAAGTATTGCCTGTTGATAGTGCAGGTAATCTTGTAAGCCCATTTATTAGTATCATGGGTGATTATGACGGTAGAAGTTTTAAACGTGATTGGCGAGTAGGAGACGTAGGCCCTGCAGAATTTAGCTATCGTCGTAGCAGCACATGGCCATTTGATTTAATGCGAATACTAGCACTAACAAAACCTGCTAATTTTTTCAATTTAGGTGTGGACCTTGACAATTATAGATATAATCCATATTTCAATCAGTACCTAGTTAATGATATAAGTCATTTAGTAATTGATAACGTAGAAATTTATGGTAATGGCACGGCTAAAACAAGTTACATAAATTGGATTGTTGACTACGAAAAACAAATCGGTATAGACGCAACAAATAATATCAAATCTTTATTATTCAATTTAGATGTTAGATTAGTTTATCGTTTAGCAGGATTTAGTGATAAAACCAATCTACAATTTTATGTAGAAAAAGGTTCGGTAAATAGCACAAATAGTTCATTATTAATTCCTGATGAAAGTTATTCAGTATTACTATATGATAATGAACCATTTGATAGAATTGTTTATAGTGGAGTAATTGTTCAACTTACTAAAGAAGGTACATATAAAGTATATGGTAATAGTCAGACCAATACTTACTTTAAAATATTACCTCCTATAAACAATGGAAGTTTTACGACTTTAAAAGTAGAAGAAATTACAGTTCAAATAGCTACGAATTATTATTCTACAGTTGAATATATCCCTTACGGCAACGAATTTTATACAGTACAAGAAGTAGCTCAATTTTTAGAAAGTTATGGTAGATACTTAGCACAACAAGGAGCCCAATTTGAAACTATAGAAGCTGGTATACAGGTTTCATGGAGGCAAATGTCTGCTGAATTTTTATACTGGGCACAATCAGGCTGGGAACCTGGAAGTATTGTAAATTTAAATCCATCAGCAAATATTTTAAGTATTAATAAAGATGGATGTATAGTACAGCCCTTAACGTTACAACAACAAAATTTTATATTAAATCAAAATAATTATCCTATATTATTATCTGATTTAGATATACAACGTGATGGTACCTCTTTTATTGTCAAAACTTTAAATCAGGGTGATACTATAGCATATGGTCAATTTAATATTAGTAATTTTGAACATGGTATAGTTTTTAACAACTTAACATTATTTGATGATGTAATTTACAATTTAGTAACCGGTTTACGTCAAAATAGAGTATATGTACGTGGTACAAAGACTGCTGAATGGAACGGCACAATTACAGCACAGGGCTTTATTTTAAATCAAGATAATATATTAGCATGGAATAAAGATACAAAATATACAAAGGGTTCAATTGTAAAATATAAAAACAAATATTGGACAGCACTAAAAATAATTCAACCTGCTGTTGTATTCCAAGAAAATTTGTGGAAAGAAACAGACTACAACGAGATACAAAAAGGTTTATTACCTAATACAAGTACAAGAAGTTATGAAAGTACATTGTATTATGATGTTAATCAAGCAAACTTAGAACAAGATGCAGATTTATTAAGTTTTAGTTTAATTGGTTATAGACCTAGAGATTATCTTGCATTAGTTGATTTAACTGACATTACACAAATTAATGTTTATAAAAACTTAATTAAAAATAAGGGTACAAGAAATTCAATTAACGCATTTAAGGGTGCAAATTTACCTCAGGGTGGCATACAATATGACTTGTTTGAAAACTGGGCTATCAAAACAGGTGAATATGGTGGAGTTCTAAACAATAACTTTTTTGAAGTTGCTTTAAATAGTAATTTGTTAACCGGTAATCCTAGCATTGTCGGTCTTATGGATGGCACAAGTACTGAAGGGGTGCAACAAGAAGTACCATTATATCAATTGGTTAATTATAGTAAACCTATTACATCTCCTGATGTGCTACCTACATTACCCGTTGATACTCCGGACAGACTTTTACCTTCAGCAGGATACGTAAATATCAATGATGTAAAAACATACAGCTATTACTATTCAGGTCTACCAGTATCAAAAACACCTTTAACCAGAATTTATGTAGGTGAATATATCTGGGTAGCAGAGTTTCAAGGTACTTGGCAAATATTTGCTCCTTTAGCTATTGCTCCTATTGTAGGATCAACAAATAATTTAAATGGTACTGTAAATATTATTTTTGAAACTCCTCATAATTTACAAAAAAATGATCCAGTAATAATAATAAATTTTGATGTTTCAGTAAATGGTTATTATATCGTTAGCGAAATAGTAAACAATTATACAATTACCATCCCAGTAACTATTCCTCCATCTTTACAAACAATTACAGGAAGCGGTGTTGGTTTAAAACTACAAAATCAAAGAATTGAGAAACCCAGTGACATTAATAACTTACCCTTAATAAATTTTGAATTTGTTAAAAATAAAGTTTGGGTAGACAATTTTACTAATGGCGATTGGGCTACACTACAAAAGTCTTTAAATTATCAATATACTGAGGAATTAACTAAAACAAGTAGTTCAAGTTACGGAAGTGCGGTAGCAGCATCTACTGACCTAGGTTATTTAATTAGTGATGCAGATTTAGGTGAAGTTTATAGATATATTATAGATCCAAATTCAAATGAATATTTCTTATATTCCACGTACACTGAAGATGCATCATTCGGCGCTACTATTGAACATAGTCAAAATATAGTGTTAATTGCAGCTCCTACGTACACAACACCTTATATAAACGTTTATGAATTAATTAAAACAACGTTAGAAAATAAATTAAGCCTAATACAAAATTCAATTTATGCACCTTCTGGTGTAACTAATTTTGGTTCTGCAATAGCATTTTCCGGAGACACAAATTGGATATATGTAAGTGCGTATGTTAATAATCAAGTTTATGTTTATAACAAAAACTATGTTACTAACAAATACACATTATCAACTATAATTTCAATACCATCTTCAGTATCTGGAGATAATTTTGGATATAGTTTATCTACAGATTATTATGGCACGACACTAATTGTGGGTGCACCTAATAAAAATTATAATAATATTAATGATTCCGGAGAAGCCTATATATTTGATAGACTATATCAAACTTTTGAAGCACAATATTCAAATGTTGATCAGCCACAGAAATTTAATTTAGTAAATGCTCCTACAACAATAACTTTAACTTTAAGTAATACTACAGTAACAACAAATAGAATTACAACAGCCGGATCTAGTACTACTAGTGGAGTAAACTTATTTGATCCAATCACTTTTACGGGGACAGCATTTGGTGGAGTATCTAACAATTTAGTTTATTATATTAGTGATATTGTCAATACTTCTAATTTTACAATTGCTTCAAACAAATATACAGGTAAAGTAATTATAACTTTAGCTGCTGCGGATACTATCACGTTAGAAAGTACAGATAATCTAGTTGTAGATAGACCAATTCAATTTTTTGGTAATACAGACAATTCAAATATTCAAGAAAATACCAAGTATTTTATTAGAACAATCACAACTGATATAAACGGTGATCCTGCTATTACAATAAAAGACACAAATGGGACTTTAGTACAATTAAATAATTCTACTCCTAACTTAACATTTGTTACCGTAGGACCTGATGTTACATTAACTACTGCATCAGGAACAATGTATGGACATGTACAATCACAACCTGTTTATGTAAATCAAAACGGAAAATTATTATCAGATAATGAATATGCCATAGTAGGAACCCAGTTATGGTTACTGATAACATTGACAGCCGGCGATATAATAAACATTGACACTAATAAATTTATTTTAGCTCAAACTGTCAATCCAGTAGTTTATGAAATTGGTGAACAATTTGGTAAAGGTATAGCTAACAATACCTATGCCACTGAAGTTTTAATAGGTGCACCTTTAGCAATAAGTCAAACTTTAGGAGAGGGTGCAGTATATCGTTATACAAATTCAGGAAGTAAATTTGGATATATAACCGGAACACAAACATGTAATCTACTTAATCCCGAATATATTTTTATAAATGGATATAGTGTATACTTACCTTCAGGCGGTGCTGATACTATTGCAAACGCTATAAATTCAGCAAAAGTAACGAATGTACAAGCAGTTGCAAGTAATGGGATCCTTACAATATCACTCATAGATGTAAATATTGCTTCTGCTACAGATAAATTAAACATTTCAGTTAACAATGGATCAATGTTTAACCAACTTGGTTTTAATTTATATACATTAACACAAACAATTAAATGTCCACATGCACAAGGTGCTTCACAATTTGGATCCAAAATTAAATTTAATGAGTTTAATTCTTTTGTTGTAAGCGCCCCTGTAGGTACAAGATACGCACTTACTACATTTGATTTTGTTGATGATAGTAATTATAATAATGACACCTTATTTGATAATAATACAACACAATTCTTAGACTGGTTTAATAATACAGGCGCAGTCTACATGTATGATTATCTTGAAAATTATAATGAAAGTTTAGATAATTTAGGTGTTTTTGTTTATGCACAAAGTATAAATTCTAGAAGTCAGCAAAACGGAGTGCAGCCTTTATATGGTAGCGCATTAGAATTTAATAATGGCATAGTTTTAATAGGTGCACCAAATTATCTGCCTGATTCTGTTCGTGGACAAGTTATAGTTTATACTAATGAGACCGGCGAACAAGATTGGTCAGTCTTTAGACATAGTTGCCCTGTAGTTGATGTTTCAAGAATTGAAAACATACAAATTTATAATGGTCTTAATTTTCAAACACTTGCAAATTTAGATTACTTTGATCCACTACAAGGAAAATTATTAGGTGTTGTAGTTCAAAATATAGATTATATTACAAACGCTGATCCGGCTAGCTATAATAGTCCAGCCACAACAGTTCAACAAAGCATGGTTTGGGGTGCTGCACAGATTGGATCTATATGGTTAAATACCTCAAGCATGAAATTCATGAACTATCATCAAAATGATGTAGTTTATAATAGCAAATATTGGGGTAAGGTATTTCCGGGCAGCTTAGTTGAAGTTTATACATGGATTTATAGTACTGTTCCTCCTATAAGATATCAAGGACCGGGAATACCATATGATTTATATCAATATTCTATATCTTATACTCCTGCTTCTAATGGACAATCAATACCAAATTACTTCTTCTGGGTAAAAAATAGTAATATAATTTATAACAATAGAGGAAAAACGTTAACTGATGTAGTAATACAAAATTATATTTTAACGCCACAGGCTTCGGGGATAGCATATTTTGCACCATTACAGCCGAATGTATTTGCTTTATACAACACTCAAGAGTACGTAGCAGAAAATACTGCAATTTTACATGTAGGATTTGGTACAGGCGTAAACGATGATGTAATACACAATTCTTACAGTTTAATTCGTGCTAATTATCCTGATGATTTTCTCCCAGGACTTCCAGGAATCAACAATATAAAAAGGCCTGAAAGTTTATATAATAGAATGCTAGAAAGTTTTTCTGGCGTTGATGAAGCAGGTGCAGTAGTTCCTGATCCTTACTTACCTAAATTAGTACAAACCGGAGTACTTGCTCGTCCAAGACAAAGTTTCTTCTATAATAGATTTACTGCCCTACAGAATTACTTAGAATTTGCTAATTTATTATTAAAGGAATTCCCCGCATATGATTTAGCAGATCCATTATTCTTATTTGTTCAAGGTGACACAAACCCTTCTAATAACTTACCATTCTTTGATGTTCAAAGATATTGGGAATTTATCACTTGGTGGGCACCCGGATATAATGACAGTACTAAATCAAACGTACAAGTACAAATATATTCTGATTTACTCACACTTACTGTGCCCGTTGGTACTGTAGGTAAAGTTTTAACTAACGCTGATGGTTTTAACGAATGGTACGTATATACCGAATTAGGTACATGGGAACGTATAGGTTTACAAAACGGTACTATACAATTTAAACCATCACTTTGGGATTACACTATTGATAGATATGGATTCGGAGATAACTTCTTTGATACAACACCATATGATGAATATCCTAGTGAAGAAACTAGATTTATTATTAGAGCACTTAACGAACAACTACCTACAGAATATAATTTGTTTAGAAACCAAGCATTAATATTAATGTTTGAATATATTCAAAGTGAAACTATTGAGTATCAAAATTACTTGCCATGGTTAAATAAAACATCTTTAGTTGATGTAAGTCATACTATAAGAGAATTAAAGCCCATACAAGTTTATCAAACTGATAATCAAGATTTTCTTGCAGGTTATATAAATGAAGTTAAACCATATCACGTAGTTGTTAAAGATTTTCTTTTCAAATATACAGGCATAGAAACATTTGCAGGTGATCTAACTGATTTTGATTTACCGGCTAAGTATAATACTGATGCAGAACAATTTATAACTCCGCAACTTGTTTATCAAAATCCTGATACCGTATATGAATACTTGCCAACAAATGAGATATGGAATTCTACATCATATAATCAATGGTATCAAAATTTTGGTTTAAGTTTAACTGGTCACCCAGAATATCCAATTACTACGCTTGCCTCATATGTTACATTAAATTCAAACTATATTATTGTTGATAATCCATGGGGATTCCCAATAGATGGCACGATTAAAATCTATGATCCGAATGATACAACTTCTGAGCCTACAAATAGAAGATATGAGTTAATAGGATATACAACCATCGATAAGGCAACAAATACCCTAAGTGGGTTGACTAGAGGAGTAAATGGTACTCCGATTTTCACTCACTTGCCCGGAGAAGAAATTTATATTGACTTACCTGCAGTAGTTTTATTAGAATCAGGTCGGGGCTACACGAATCCCCCTCAAGTTACTGCTCATATTGACACCTCAATTTATCCAGCCCCACGTAGACCTGCAGTATTACAAGCAGTTATGTATTTGGATAAAATCTTAAGAATTGATGTTATAGATCCTGGATCAGGATATACAGTATTACCTGAAATAGTAATAGAACCTGCAGCTACTGTTACCGTTCTACCTGAAAATGTAAAAACTTATACAAGTACAATGGTAATATCAACGCCTATTTTTAACACCGGTGATCTTGTAAAATATGTTGCACAAGATTCAAATAACACAATAGGTGGTTTAGTAAGTAATCAATATTATTATGTAAATGCTTTAGAAACAAGTCCTGCATTTGTTATAGGTTTATATACAAATTATGCTGATTCAATTAATGATACTCATAGAGTAAAACTTTATACTACAGGATCTGGAAATACTAATAAGCTACTATTAACTGGAAGAGCGTCATGCATTTCTAGCTCATATCCTATACGAGAAAATATAATAACACTTAAGTATGATAGAATTGCATATAACTCCCAAGTTACAGAATGGAATCCAGGAACTTTCTACGGATCATTCTATGCCGGAAAATTTAGCAATAGTACAAAGATTGCTAGTTCTGCAATAACTTTACAATCAACCCAACCTCCAATTGAAGATATTTTGGCTAGTGCAGAAGGTCAAGGGTTTGAAATGATTTCTGTATCACAAGATTATGAAATTAAGTGGTCATCAAGAACTAGAAATGTAACAGGTACAGTAAATGTTATAGGTGATCCAGATTTAGTAACAATTACTGAATCTGAAGGAGGAACTCCTTTAGAGGGATATTTAGGCCCCACTACAGGCTTTTATATTGGTATGCCTGTAAAATTTACAGGCGCAGCATTTGGTGGATTAACAGTTAATACTACTTATTATATTGAAACCATTAATGGTCTAAATCAATTTAGTTTGGTTGATGAAAATAGTAACCCCGTAGTATTAACTACAGCAAGCGCGCCAGTAGCTGGTTTAACAATGTATGTAGGAGAACCAAGAGATATTGCTGTAGTAACTATGCAGTATCCAGGAATACTTTCAGTAACAGCAACAGCTAGTGGCACAAACTATTTAACAATACCACTAACACTTACTGGGCAAGGTGGTACGACTGGGTTCTATTCTGGTTTACTAGTTTATTTTACAGGTAATACTATAAGAGTTACAACTACAACTTCATTAACTAATATTATAACTTGCACAAATGCACTTTCACTACAAGTTGGTAACCCAATAACTTTTAGAGATATGGTTATTGACTTTATACCAGTAACTAATTTTGGAAATATTATTGCAGGACAAACTTATTATGTCACTCAAATATTATCTAATAATGAAATTATTATATCTGAAACAATTAATGGGCCTGCGTTAGAATTGAGTGACGCTAATGGTACATGTGTTGGTAGTGACGTATTTGGTGGTGTAGTTGAAAACACCAATTACTACATTACAAGTATAGTGGATAAACAAACATTTACTATGTCTAAAAATAATGATCCAGTTACGGTAAATGTTATACAAACTACAACAAGTACTAATATTATTACATTAGACAGTGATGATACTACCGTATTTTTATCTGTAAACGATCCAATCATATTCAGTGATATGATAATATCTAGTGTTAGTGTAAGTAGTTTTGGTAATATTGTAGATGGAACTGTTTATTATATTAGCGAAATAGTTTCTCCAACAACATTTAAAATTTCTACAACTATTAATGGTCCTGCTTTTGCATTATCTAACGCTACAGGAACATGTATTGGTACAAATCAAAAAGACACTGTTAAATTGTACGACAGTACAGGATCAATGACTATTAACATAGGGTTACCAATTAGTCCGGGTCAAATTAATGGCCAACAATTTACCATGTATCCAACTAGTCAACAGTATCCTAACAAGACTGGAACAAATATTACTTTGATAGAAAGAACTATTACTAATACAATTTCTGCTAGTAATCGTATTATTTTAAAATTCGTGCCATATAGTTTGAGTTATTTTTATAATAACTTAGCATTTACTGTAGATTCTAATATAGGTAATCTTGTTACTAGTACCCCATATTATGTGATTAGTAATGGTATAACAACTGTGACCGTAACTAATACAAGTTCAACTGGTAACAAACTTACATGTAATACCACCGATTATCTTTGTGTAGATATGCCAATTGTGTTTACCGGAGTAGATTTGGGTGGAATAAATCTTGACCAAGAATATTTTGTTGACTCTATTGTTGATAGTACTCATTTTACAATTAAAGAAACATTAACAGGTTCTACATTAACTTTAACAAATGATAATGGAACTATGATATTGACTGGTTCTGCTTATTTAACAGTAAGCACCACCAAAGGAGGTTCAACTTTTGCATTGGCTGATGCAGCTGGTTTAGTAGCATTAAATCAATATATAGTTACAACTGCTGTATTTGATATCAGTTATATTTTAGGTGGTTATAGAGCCATCATAACTACAGCAGGCGCTGGATATGCCATAACAAATCAAATTAAAATATTAGGAACTGCAATAGGTGGAACTTCGCCTCAAAATGACCTAGTATTAACAGTTAACAGTATTGACGGGGACGGAGCAATAACTTCGGCTATTTTAGAAGGTACTCCAAACGAAGTTACTGCAAAATATTATCTAAAAGTTATAAATGTAAATCAACTTGAGGTATATAGTGATCCGTTAATGCAGGTACCAGTATCTTACAGTGATTTTAATTATGAGGGTATAAGATCAACAACTGTTACAGCGGTTAATTTAGGTACAAATAGATTAACAGTTTCTGATATTAGTCAATTTAGTGTTAATGATCCAGTTGTGTTTACAAATGGAAGTACAGACGTTATTGGTGGAATGACATTAGGTAATACATATTATATTATTAATATTGTTGGTTCAACATTACAGATAAGTGCAACAATTGGTGGTAGTGTTTTTGCTCTAAATGCTACAACATCTGGATTATCATTTAATATGGCTAAATCAGGAGATTACATATTCTTACCTGAACCATTCTACTTTAATCAAAGTATTGTAAAATACAATAATAGAGTTTATCAATGTATTGTAAGTAATAATGATTTTGAATTCGTTCTAGGTAAATGGGAAGAATTGTTAAGTAGTAATAGAAGGTTAAATGCATTAGATAGAATTGTTGGTTATTATAAACCAGAAAAATCTAATACATTGGCATGGAATGATTATATTAACATGCCAGGAAATGATTTAACACAATTAGTATCTGGCATAACATACCCAAATGGAGTATATTTTGGTAATGCATTTGCACCAGACGAAGAATTTCCATTAGATACAATTTTAAATGATCAACCATTTTACCCAATAGATATAGATTCAGTTGCAGTTGCGTGGGATGGAAACAAATTTGTTACTGCTAGTAATACTCCTAAGGCCTCAGAAGCAATTATAAGTGTTGATGGAGTTTCATGGAACTTGAATGTTGTTACCAATAGTCCTGCAAACTTTACTGATATTGTTTATGCAAATGGCATATATGTTATTACAGCAAACAATAATGTTAATCCGATGTTTATCAGTCAAGATGGTGTATTTTGGACCACTACAGGAAGATTTACACCATATGATGGTACACCATATGACTTACTAACTTTTGACTTTTCATCATTATTAGTAGAGTCTAACCTTTTAAATAGTGTGACATATACAAATAATGCCTATATCGCAGTTGGTGAAAATATTGTTAAAAGTACTAATCCGTTTTTATGGCAAGAAAAATATGCCTTCACAAATGGTTTAACTAATGTTTTATATGGAGTATCTTATGTTTCTATCACAAACTTTATAGGATTGATTGCTGTAGGAAAAGGTCAAATATTATCAGGACTAACTGTAACTGATGTTAATTTGATTTTACAAAGTATAGATAACGGAGATACATGGACTAATGTTACGAGTTATTTTACAAATAAGGCATTATATGGTGTAACTTCAGGTAATGATTTAATTGTTGTTGTAGGACAGGATGGTATAATATATACAAGTATTAATGGATTTAGTTATGCTGCACAAACTTCAGGAACAGTGGAAGACCTTAATGACGTAATATATGCAGATGGTCTTTTTGTGGTAGTTGGTAATTCAGGAAAAATACTTATTTCATCAGATGGATCCACGTGGACTAGTAAGACATCAAATACTACAAATAACTTAAATGGCATCACATATGACGATATAGATAATAAATTTATAGTTGTCGGAGATAATAATACTATTTTGACAAGTATAGATAATTGCGATACTTGGGAGTCAATATCAATCTTTGAAACTGATCCAACGTTTTATAATGTTGAAGGTGGACCTTTCTTGTCGGGCTATGGTCCTGAAGAATTAGTACCCGGAGTAGTAACTGATAACCTTACAATGCTTGTTAATACACGTCCAGGTACAACTTGGGAAGCTGTAGAATATGGTCATGTTGGGTATAAAGTTGTAAGTGTAGAAATACCTATGTTAGGTAATGACACCTTTAGTTTCTTTGAAGCAGTACAAATACCTGCAGAATTAAGTGTTTTTATTATTGATAGTACAACTGGATTAAGCACTTCAATATATGAAGGGTCATCATATGATTATGCTATAGATTGGATCTCTCAAACAATAACCTTAAACAATCCAGGAATTTATAATTTACAAGATACAATACGTATTGATGTATATGCAGTTGGAAACGGAAATGAATTGGTCAAATCTAACACTAATCTTAATCCAATACTTACAAACCAAACAACTGGTTTTAATGAAATAGAGTTAAATTGTAATTATTCTAAACCAAGTTATCTTGGATCAGGGGTGGTAAGACCAGGAACTGAATATGTGTTCACAAATGCCATTTCAACAGATTCTTTAACAAATGAGATTGAATGCTATGATGTAACAGTGTTCACTTTAAATGCTGCAATAAAATTTCAAGGAACTGTGTTTGGGGGATTAGTTGCTGATACCATTTATTATGTTAAGTCTGTTGGCTACAAGAGTAAAACGATATCTGTAAGTTCAACAATTAACAATGGTATAGCAGGACCAATTTATAGTCTATCTACTGCTACTGGTAATATGACAGTAGATGTAATACCTTCAGTAGGTGCCATATGGACTGACCCCTATATAATGGCTAATGGTAATAGATTGACAATGGGCTTTAATTATACTATTACAGAAACTAGAAGTGCTACTAATACTGTTGTTTGCCAAACAACATCTGGTATGGTGGGACAAAACTTACTTACTGGATATCCAGGAGATACAATAACGTTTGGTTCTACTATTTTTGGTACTGTTATAGATTCCTTTGTAAAATATAACATATTACAAGTAATTGATACTAATGAATTTACAATAGAGGATCCGTTAAATCCGGGCAATCCTTTAGTATTAACAGACGCATCCGGTAGCTGTACAGCTATTACACATGATGTTAGTTATGGATTATCTGCAAACGGAATAACTGCAAAATTAATTTTTGCTGATAGTTACAATCAAGCTACAGACTACATTAGCTATACAGTTTTCGGAGAAACAACACCGGAACAATATGGTTACACACTTCCAGAAACTCAACTTATTACAACAGATGTTTCGTTAGATGGTCCGTATGATCTAGAAAATTATGTAGGTGGAAGTAACCCTGATAATGCAGTGGTAGAGTTAGATGGACTACGAATAGCACCTAGTAACTATAATATTAATTATAATTTATCAACTATAACATTTAATCCAGGGGTCGTTACAAGTGCTGGACAAAATGTTGCGGTGACTTCTTATAATCTGACTGATAGACAATATTTTAACACACAAGTTATTACGGCAAGTTCATCACAAGAGGTTTATGCAATTTCCTATGTATATAATACTATTAGTTTACCATTAGCAACTACAACTGTTACTAGTGTAACTTCTACTGGTAATGTTATAACCTGTGATTCTACATCAAACTTTGTAGTAGGACAAACTATTATATTCAAGAATAGTTCTGTAACACCAATGGGAAATATTCAAGTCGATGGCACTGTGTATTTTATTCTTAATATTATAAATTCTACAGATTTTACAATATCTCAAACATTAGGTGGCCCGGCGTTTGATCCAGGTACTGCAAGTAGTCCATTAATGATAGCAACTGTTGGTGGTCAACCTGCAATTAGAGTTCAAACATCTTCATCACATACATTTACAACCAATGATATAATAAGAATTGATGATGTTTTGGGTTCAGTGCAACTCAACAATAATACATATTATGTGCATGTAATATCAGATACACTAATAGACCTATATACGTCTGCATACTTACCTTCATTGACTGCAACTAATGATCCGTTATTAACGTGTTCTGCGTATATATCAGGCGGATATATTTGGAATAATAGTGCATATATTATTGCTTTAACTACAGTAACAGCCACTTCTTCAACTAATAATTTGATTACAGTGGTAAGTACAGAAGGATTGGTAATAGGTACTCCAGTAATATTTACCGGAACAACATTTGGAAATATTATTGCTGACACTGTATATTATGTAAAAGAGATAGATGTTATTACACCTAACACATTTACAATTTCTAGTACACGGTATGGCGATGAATTCGTATTATCTAATGGATCTGGAACAATGAATGTTACTCAATGGGAACAAGATGACACAGATAGACTATGGGTAACAATAAATGGATACAGAGTTCCGTCATCAAGTATGAAATTAAATGCTAACAATTATCTTTCTATTTTAACTCCTATCATGACAGGAGATGAGATAATTATTACTAGTATGATTTTCTCAGCAACACCTGATGAAGAAACATATCTACAGATTGTGAATAAAAATAACGTTCAAGTCGTTTATAGAGAAAACACATGGGCTAGAACTTGGCTGACAGAAGAGGTATCTTTTACAAGCGATTCAATTTCTGTTTATGATGTTACAAGAATTACGAATTCAGTTAACCAAACTGTCACTGCACCTGCTGCTGTAGATGGTGTCATAACAGTAGGCTTAACCGTTGACAAAAATACTTTGATACAAGCAACTGTTTATAATCAAACCACTTCAACTATGCTTAATACAAATCAATATAGTTTAGGTATATTTGAAACAGCCCCAGTTGTAAATATTACAAGTGGAGTTACTGCAGGTGATATATTAGAAATTACATCAGTTGAAGGTAATACTATATTAGTAAACGGAGAACAAATTCGTTTCGGATCCGTAGACTTTGCTACAAATTCTATATCTGATCTAAGTAGGGGTGTAAACGGTACAGGGGTAAGAACATTTATATCGGCATATTCAACAGTTTATAGTATTTTAACAGAAAACTTATTAAATCCTGAAGAATATAACAATACATGGAATTCTAACATCTATAACACGACAGAAGGGGATCCATTGCAAATTAGTCAAACTGACAGTGCAATATTCCTAAACCAGGATATATACTAAAAGATAAATAAAATATGACTGAAAATACAGAAAATAAAGAGGAAAAAAAGTTAGAAAAACCTGAACCCAAAGTAAATGAATTGGGGGGATTTTATTTTTCATCACATTTACGTATTTCAGATCCAAATACTAAAGAAGTATTTGTACAAATACGAGGCGATAACTAATGTCCGGAATTACAATTACCTACAAAATTGAAGGTTTTTTAAAAATCTACGACCCCAATAATGGGGAAGTTTTCGTGGATAAAAAGAATGCCATTAATTATGAAAATATGTCAGAAGCGATAGCTAACACATTAAGCAGTCGTGGATATGGTGAAATCTATGAAATGGCTTTTGGAAACGGTGGCGCAAGTGTAGACCAGACTGGTGTTATTACATACTTGCCGCCCAACGTAACTGGACAAAATGCTGCCCTATACAATCAAACCTACGCTAAAATTGTTGACGATACTAGCGTTTTTAACCTAGATCCTACACGTAACAAAATGACTGTTTTGCATACTGTGGGTAAGGTTTATACAGACATTTTAGTACAATGTTTGTTAGATTACGGTGAACCTGCAGGACAGGCAGCATTTGATAACAGTACTCAAACTGACAGCAGCTTTGTATTTGATGAATTAGGATTATTAGCAAATTATGGTACTGATGAGTTCGGACAAACACTTACAAAGTTACTAACTCATGTAATTTTCCATCCTGTTCAGAAAAGTTTGAATAGGCAAATACAAATAGATTATACAGTTAGAATTCAAGCTCTAACTAACTTAGTGACAATTTAAGATAAATATTATATTATCGGGGTAAAAAATGGCATATACAATTGTAAAAAGTAATGGTACAACACTAACTACTATTGCTGATGGTACTATAAACACAACTAGTACAAGTTTAGCACTTCCCGGAAGGAATTATGCAGGATATGGACAGTACGTAGATACAAACTTCGTACACATGATTGAAAACTTTGCTAGTTCAACACCACCTGCAAATCCATTACAGGGACAATTATGGTATAATACTAACTCGAATACACTGTGTGTATGTCCTGCTGATGGTACAACTACTGCAAGTTCCTGGTTAGTATTAACATCTACTGCAAGCGGAGGAACAACTACATTTGGTGCAGTTAACGTTACCGGGAATTTACAAGCTGGTAATCTTACAGCAACAGGTAATGTCACTGGCGCTAATGGTGTATTCACTAATATTTTTGTAAGTTCTACCGCTAACATTAACTCGGGTACAGCAAACATTGGAACAGGTAATATTACAAGTTTAAGGACTCAATCTATAACAACAGGGGCCTCGACAACAGCAGGTACAGCCACAGGTACATGGACAATCAGTGGTGGATTATCTGGTAATGCACTTATTGTAAACGGAGGTAACATTATTGCTCCTGTAGGTATTAAAACAGATTATTATTACTATGCTGATGGTACTCCATTCAACCCAACTGGTACATATACTGATGCTAATGTTTATAACTACTTAACAGGAACAGGTGTAGCTCAATTTACCGGTAATATTGCCCCGCAAAAGGTAACAACAAGTTATATTGCAGGAGGAGGAACAGTTTCAGGTATTTGGACATTAGCTTCGGGAGCAAGATGGCAAAGCACATATGCTGACTTAGCAGAACGTTTTGAATCTGATGCTGTTTATGATGCAGGTACTGTCGTTCAAATTGGCGGAGAAAAAGAAATCACCGCAGTACAATATGAATTAAGTGAAGATGTATTTGGTGTTGTATCTGAAAAAGCTGGTTACATCATGAACGCCATGGCAGGCGATGATTTAACTCACCCGCCTATTGCAGTATCAGGACGTGTTCCTGTTAAAGTTACGGGTAAAGTTAAAAAAGGCCAACGTTTAGTTAGTGCGGGTAAAGGAATAGCACGTGCAGCTAAACAAGGAGAGGCAACTGCTTTTAATGTCATTGGTCGTGCTTTAGAAGATAAAATAGATGAAAATTTGGGAACAGTTGAAGCTATTGTTTCAATAACAAAATAAGGATAAAAAATGACTTACGCACAGTATGGAACAGTACAAGCATCTGATTACAACAACTTAATAGGTACAAGCCCCGGTGGAACTGTAAACGTTTTAAACACTGTCTGGGCTGTTGGTAGTGCAGGAGCAGGATATGGTCAAACTGCTGAAGCAACTGTTGCGACAAATGATACTGTAACAGCCGCAAAATGGGCTAATTTAGTTAATAAAACTTCTAATGCTGCTACACATCAGGGCTCAAGTATAAGTGCGGTAACCGCACCTGCAAGTGGCGGCACAGTAACATATCTATCTGCTATACCAACAAACTTAACAACAATCTATACTAATAGATATAATGCAGCAACTCAAAGTTCTACGACTTCTAACACTGCTACTACTGTTAGTACTTGGAGCAGCATTGCTACATTCACTCATACAGCAACATTTGCCAATGGTGATGCCGCCAGATACTTTTTTAATTCAGGTGGACAATTAGCAATTACATGTACGCATCCAAGTGGTACTGGAATTAATCTATTATTAAACAACTTAGCAAGTAATGTAGGAACAGTTGTATTAAGTTCTGTGACATCTGGTACTGCAACTATTGTAGGTACAAGTTATAATGGCGTTACTAAAGTCGGAGGTGGTGGTAATAGTCCCACAATCAGTACTAACAGTGGATATTATGCTTGGACTACTACTAACACAACTGCTTTTACACAAACAGCAAGTACAGGACCTTCTGGTTACTTAAGTACATTTATTCGTGTAATTGTAAAAACAAACGGCACTGTCGGTAGTAACGGTGACGTTGGTAATGTAATCACTGTTTATACTGTTTGGGATGAAGTACCTAATGGTTTAGTTGTAGCATCTGGATCTACAACAACTTTAACTGTTCGTCCACCTGAAGTTACTAATATAGCCAACAGCTGGGGAACTATCACCTTGGCTGGCTCAGTCACAGTAAGTTAATTTTTTGGTATCCTAATATACTTCTAAATAATCTTAGGAGTATTATATGGATACCAAAACTTTAATTGTAGAAGCGAAAGCACGCTTCAATCATAATTCAGCAAAAGCCCAATTAAAAGACAAATACGAAGGCAAACTAATAGTTGCTGACCAAGGTGGACTTTGGAAAGCCGACACCCAAACACTAACCTATTTGTACAATACACCTGCAGGTCAGGATACAGTAATACTAATCGACTCATTTGATAATCCCGTTAAAGTTCATGCAATGCAACTTTACAGAAAATTACGCGAAGTGCATGATAATGTTATGGACCAGTGGTATAATGAATGGAAAGAACTAGAGTCCAAACGATGAATAGAGGTGCTATACTATTTGCATTCAACTCGCCAAAATTTAATTATTATAAAATGGCAGTTGCTACTGCAAAAAGAGTTAATCATTTTTTAGATATGCCTGTCACGATAGTGACTGATTCTACTTCAATAGAAGATACAAATTATACATTTGACAAGACTATTATTGTAGAACCCGATAAAGATAATTTTCGTGATTGGGGTGCATGGTATAATAAAGGTAGATATCAAGCATATGAACTAAGTCCATATGACGAGACATTGTTACTTGATACTGATTATATGGTAAATTCAAACAAGTTATTAGATATTTTTAATTATTATAATGACTTTTGTTGCCATGATACTACAAGCTATTTGATGCAACCTGGTTTACCTCAAGAAGTATTAAGCGTATATAGTTTTCAAACACTTTGGGCAACAGTTGTTGCTTTTAAAAAATCAAGTCGCAGTAAACAAATATTTGAATGTTTAAAAATGGTTCAACATAATTTTGAACATTATGCTAACTTACATGGTTTCATAGCAGCAACC